ATAAGACGCTTGATACTCCGGCAACGCCAGGGTTGCAAGGTAAGGACTTAGCGCGGGCATTGGCGAAATCATGGATGCCTGAGTTTGAGAAGGCTGGATTGCACATGATGACGAATCCTCCTAAGCCAGAACAGACCATTGTTCCAAAGGGAGGAACGGTACTTGGGCCTGATGGGAAGCCTATTTTTGTATCTCCTGAAAAGGTTGAATACGAGAGTATGTCGAATGAGGAGAAACTTGTTCGATCTACTCTGCTGGCACAAGGATTCAAGGAAGGAACTCCTGAGTGGAATGCTGCTGCTGCTCCTATGTTCAATAAGTTGATGGACAAAAGGACGCACATTACGGTGAATTCCGGAGTTTCTGGTGGAACTGAACCTACTCCAGAAGAAGTTGATTTTTACGCAAAAATGCAATCAGCAGGAGATTCTTCGTGGCGTATTGGCCTAAGTAGATCAAAGGACGGGGCCGCGTTAATTCGTGCGGTTGATAAACGGATGCCTAGTCTTGGGCTAACTCCTGACGAAGTAATTGCAAACAAGCAGGAAGTTGGAACTCGTCAGAAAATACTGAAAGACTTCTCGACGGGACAGCAAGGCAAAGCCGTTACTGCATTTAATACTGCCATAGATCACTTGGACACTATCAAGGCACTTGGTAATGCTTTGAACAACGGCGATATTCAACTAGCAAATAAAATCAAAAATACTGCTGCTGCATGGACGGGAAATGCTGACGTAACTAATCTTGATGCAGCAAAGCAAATTGTTGGACAAGAGGTTGTCAAGGCAATTGTTGCCAATGGTGGTGGTCAAGCAGAGCGCGAGGAAGCTGCAAATCATATTAGCAGAATCAGCAGTCCTGCACAGCTTTCAGGATACATTGAAACAACCCAAAAGTTGATGGGTGGGCAACTACGGTCACTTGAACGGCAATATGAAGGTTCAAAGAGAAAAGACTTCAGGGAAAAGTTGTTACCTAGATCAAAGGCAGTTCTTGAGTCGTTGGAGCAAAAACCAGCCGCTTCTCCTTCTGCCGGTGGATTGACTCCAAAAGAGCAAGCAGAACTTGATGCACTTCGCAAGAGGTTCGGGAAATACTTGATGCACTTCGCAAGAGGTTCGGGAAATGAGCGATAGAGAAGAACTGGATGCACTGCGCCGGATGGCTGAGTTAGAGGCCAAGGCATCCGGGTCGTCTGCCGTACCACCAGTGCCGATTCCCACACAGCAAACAGGGAACATGATCGACGCTGTTGCGGAACCGATCTTGAAACTAGGTAGTGGCATCATTGCCAAACCTGCTGGTGACATAGCAGGTCTAGCCAAGGGTGGATATGATGCGGCTCGTAGGTTCTTGGGGTATGGGCAACAAGGCCCGAATGCAGAAGAAACGCAACGTGCGGTGCAAGGTGCAATCCAGTATGAGCCTACGACAAAGGTAGGTTCATCTAACTGGAACCCTCTGAATGCTATACCGAATGCTGTGGCTGCTGGTATCAACCTGCTACAACCTGATGCAGCTACCGGAGAAGATTCCACCACGATGGCTGGGATGCTTCGCAATGGAATACGCGAATTTATTCCACAAGTTATCGGTATCGCTGGAGTCAAGTCGGCTGCTCCAGTAACCAAGGCTGTTAAGACAGTTACTACTCCGGTAGTCAATACCGTTGCTGCTCGGTTTGGTAGCCAACCGGCTATCACTGAACGTGCGTCTGCTGCATTAAAGTCTGCGGCTGAAGGTAATGAGCCATTCGCTATCAAGGCAATGGACAATGCTAAGACATTTGTTCCTGGTGCTACTCCGACAATGGCAGAAGCAATTGCTGGAGCGCAAGAACCTAACTCAATTCAAGGAGGTAGGCTTGTTGCTTTGCAACGATCAATGCGCGGAGCGAAGGGAGTAGAGGATATTGTCCCCTCTGCTGAACAGGCGCAGAAGGCTGCATTGGAAGGTTCGCTTGCTCCGTATGCGGGGGGTGCTGATGCGGTATCGCAGACTGCTGCGTTGGAGACTGCTAAAGCGTTGCGTGGATCAGTAGCTGAAAACATTTACGGATTGGCTAATTCTGCTGACAAAGTTCGCCGTTCATTTGAAGCGGATCAGGCATTGAAAAATAGCGGCGGCATACAGCAAATGACACCAGCCGAGATGCCTACTGTTGGGCTTCAATCTTTGGCTAAACGTCCTGCTTTCCAAGCAGCAATGAAAGAGGCTGGAACGTCATTAGAAAATTCTGGTGCAGTATCTACTCCGCTTACAAGCCTTGATGGGCTACACCGGATAAAACTGTCTATTGATGATGCGCTTCAAGGGAAGAATCCACAGTCTGCGCTTGCCCAATATGACAAGAACTCGCTGTTGAGCATCAAAAGTTCATTGCTTAAGGAAATGGAGGAAATGTCCTCCATGTACAAAAAGGCGAGGACTACCTTTGCTGAAATGTCTGAGCCAATCAACCAACTCCAAGTCAATCAAACCCTAGCCAACAAACTCACCAATACCTCGGATGCTCTTACCCCATCACAGTTCCTGACTGCTGCGGATACTGGCGAAGCCGCACTTCTGAAGAAATCTGGCATACCTCGTTATGCCGGTGGTTTGTCAGACGTTCTGACGCCAGAGAACATGGCTACCGTAGAAGGGATAGCTAATCATCTAGGAAGAACGCAGAAGGCGCAACAGATGTCGGCTGCGGTACAGACTGGAACAGAGTCTGCACTTCCACCAATCCCGCATGTGGGAGGAAAGGCAATAATTCTTGACTCAATCCGTCGTGCAATTAACGGGAAGAACGTCAATACGGCTGTGGCACAAGCTATGACTGACCCTGCAAAAGTAGCAGAATTGCTTAGAATGCCAAAAGGGAATACACCTGGCACATTTGGGCCACTTGGATTGGGCGTACAGTTTGTTCCGCAACCAGATCAAAAAGCACTAGCAGCACAACTAAGGAAACAACAATGATTGCGAAGGAGAACTACTTTGGCTAGAAACGGATCAGGCACCTATTCGCTGCCTAGTGGCAATCCGGTCGTAACCGGAACCACGATAAGCAGCACCACGCACAATACAACGATGTCGGATATCGCCAATGCGCTAACGACTTCGATTGCGTCTGATGGTCAAACGACTCCTACCGCTAACCTTCCAATGGGCGGGTACAAGCATACAGGGGTGGCTAATGGTTCGGCCCGTACTGATTATGCCTCTCTGGGGCAGGTTCAGGACTCAACTGCACAACTGGTTACTGTCACTGGCACAGATACCATTCTGGCGACCAGTTCCCCCGCTGTCGTTGCTTACGCCACAGGTCAGACTTTCCGCTTTGTCTCGGCTGGAGCCAATACCGGGGCGGCTACGTTCAACCTGAATTCTCTTGGTGCCAAGGCAATAACCAAGAATGGCACTACTGCGCTTTCAGCGGGAGACATCCCATCCGGTTCAGTTGTTCATGTGACTTATGACGGCACTCAGTTTCAGCTTGCAAACGTCGCTTCATTTACCGGAAGCCCGATTCAAACGCAATCCTATACACGCTTTACTGCTGGCGGCACGGCAGATGCGATTACCGGAACACTCGCCCCGGCTATCGGTTCCTATGTCGCAGGTCTGCGGGTAACTACTACGCTAGGGGGTGCTAACACCGTTACCGGGCCAACGCTGAATCTGAACAGCCTCGGCACGAAGACGATCAAGAAACGGTCTAGCACGGGATCAAAAGTAGCGCTTGTTGCAGGTGATTACAACGCATCCGGCCCGTTCGATCTTGAGTATGACGGTACGGACTTTATCCTGCTTGATCCTGTATTTAGCACGATGACTGCAACGGTGGGCGGTTTGGTGCCTACACCTCCTAACAATACGACGACCTTTCTCCGTGGCGATGGCACGTTTGCTGCGCCATCGGCTCAAGGAATCACGCTTGGCACGGCGGTCAATACAACTAGCGGCACATCAATTGATTACACCGGGCTGCCGGCTGGAACGAAGCGCATAACTGTCAGTTTTGACGGAGTTTCGACGAACGGAATCGACGCGATTCTTATTCAGCTTGGCGATTCCGGCGGGGTTGAAACATCTGGATATCTCAGCGCTGGATGGTCGAGTGGCCCAGGAACAACGCTAACTTCAACCGCAGGCTTTATTGTCCGGCAGGCGCTGGCGGGGCATACAACGAGTGGCTCCGTTGATATCACACTGCTCGATTCTTCGGCGAACACATGGGCTTCTTCCGGTGTCCTCGCCGAGACACTTGGCCCGAATAACTTTGTTGTCTCCGGATCGAAATCAACCTCGGCAACGCTAGACCGCGTTCGTATCACGACCACTGGCGGAACGAACACCTTCGACGCCGGCAAGATCAACATTTCCTACGAGTGACGACCATGAACCGAATCGAACACAACCTGGCGACTGGCGAAACAACCATTATCGAACTGACGCCGGAAGAAGTGGCGGAGTTGCCGCCTCCGCCTCCGTGGTCTCGGCAGCCGCTCCTGAAGATCGTCCGTGCAGGCCGTGAAATAGCGCTCAACCGACTGGCCGGTATCGCCTTTGCAGCGAAGGAAGCCGGGAATCCTGCGACGGTCTCTGCGTGTCTGTCTGCGCGGCAAGCACTGCTCGACATTACCAAGTTACCGGCTGTCATGGCGGCAACGGATGATGCGAGTCTGACGGCGGCTATCGGATCAGCTTACTCGGCCATCATCGCAGCTTCTCCCCCTATCGTGATTTCAGCATTCGCTGATATTCAGTCGTGAAAAAAATTATTCTCATCCTCCTGCTGTGGGTTCCGTTCAGTCTTGGTGCTGCTGCTGCCATCATTGTCAGTCTGCTGGCTATTCTGCTCGATGAGAACGTATATGCTAAAGATGTGTTGAGGGCGATGGACAAGTTGCTTGCTGCAGTCCTTGGATTCTCTGGTTTCTATACCCTTTCAGCAGAATGTGGGGTTACTGAAAAGCAACCGTGGATTCTACTGAAAACCTTACTGAATATGATCCAGTCGGGACATTGTGAAGGCGCAGCAAGGAATGAAGGTCTTATCAACGCATCTAGCCCATAGAGGCCGGAAAGGAAGAATCAAATGGAACAGGCAGTCATCAATTGGGCATTAGCGGCGTCAGCCGGGGTTGCAGGATGGTTTCTCAGGGTTTTGTGGGAGGCGGATAAAGAACTGAGGGCCGACCTTTCAAAACTCCGAGAAGAACTACCCAAGACTTATGCCGAGAAGGGAAGCATTGATAGCAATTTCCTTCGTGTATTTTCCAAACTTGATGAACTGCGTGACCATATTGACAAAAGAATGGACATGCACGAGGCGCGTTATCACAACGGGCATACACAATGATTATCGAACTCATCAGGGATGACGATCCTTCCCAGGCTCATAATTGGGGTAAGTTCTTCGTTGATAAACTGTTCTTCGGAGAGACTCTTGAGGACACGGACAGGTATTTGGAAGTCCTAGGAACGGAGAAAGTCTATGGCGACTCGGCTATACCTCGTGGACGTTACAAAGTCACCCTTACCTACTCACCCCACTTCAAGCGAATTCTTCCTGAAATCCATGATGTTCCCGGCTTTTCTGGGGTACGCATACATGGAGGGAATAAGGAGGATGACACTCTTGGGTGTCCTCTATTGGGTCAAACCAGAACTCCTACAGGAATCGCCAACTGCAAGGGAGTGAATGACAGGCTTTATGTTACCCTCCAGGCAGCAGAACAGAGGGGCGAAGAAGTCTGGATTGAAATATCGTGATAGACCATCTTGAATCCTTCCTTAAAAACCTGACTCTAAGGCCGTTCAGTCGGCTGGTTCTAATCATTACCCTCTGGATGACCTGGCGGGTAACTGAGTGGGCGTTCGAGTTTGCACACGCTACAGCAGGGCTAGGAGGCTACGATGTGGCTGCGACGATAGCTGCTATCACCGCGCCGTTTACTGCCCTCCAAGCTGCTGCTTTCCGTGTCTACACTGAGGGGAAACAAGAATGACGTTCTTACTCGCTAACTGGAAGTTCGTCCTTATCGGGCTGCTGGTATTCACCACTGGGTTTTGCTACAAGCTGTGGCGTGAGGAAGTACGCGCCTTCGCGGTATTCAAGGCGCAGGTTGAAGTTCTCGGCAAGGCGGCTCAAGTGGAGAAAGAGAGGATCGAACGGGAGCATGAGAAGGTAACCAAGGAGATCAAAGATGCTATACCAAAAAAGATTGCTATTGCCCGTGGTGCTGCTGTTGCAAACTATATTGCCAGCCTGCCAGCCAATGCCAGTTGCAGTGGAGTGTCCAGTACTTCCGACAGTGCCGGTGGAGTTGATGGCTCCGGCAAAGAACGCTTGGTTACTTCAGCCGGATTCATCCAAGATTGTGCCCAAGACGCCGGGACAATAGGACTATGGCAGGATTGGGCTAGGGGGATGCAGTTGCCTGTGAAGTAGTCATTTTCCCTCCGGTGCAATGGCGGCATCCCCAAGCTCCCACGGTCCCGGTGTCGCAGCTTCCGCCGCCTTCCGAAGTTCGGTAGTGTCGATCATGGCTTCACCTCCCCTGCGGCTATCATAGCTTTGTAGATGATCGAAGAAGCGATATTGCCTACCCACATCGCTTCCTTTGCTGCGAGGAACATCGCCTCAGTCGGCTCCCTCGGCACCACCACGCACCCTTCCGGCAACGGGGCCACACCGACAAGAGCAGGTTGAGCCGGATCAGCGGATTCGCTAATCGTGGTTTGCGGCTTTTGCTCTTGTGGTGCGGGTTCAGGGTGAGCAGCGCAATGCTCAACAGCCGGCCGCTCGTCAAGGGCTGTGGTGTCGGTGGGGAGGGCGAGGGCTTCATTAACCATTGCAAATAGCGCAAGCATCTCAGCGTAGGGAGGCAACTTGATCGGTGCGTATCCATTGGTGTGAGGCCATGCGGCTTGGAGTGCATCTAACGCCTCCCGCAACTTCGCTTCACGGGCTTGGCTGGCGGTGAGTTGTTTTCGCAGTTCAGCCATATCTAACCTGAACGTAGCTGCTCCTTTTTCGAGAAGCAAGTCCCGCTCCTTCGTCATGGTGGCAAGTTGTTCGCGCAGGTATCCAGCATTACCCCCATTGACGGCTGCATCCTTCCACTCATCCCGCTCCTTCGTCAGCGAAAGAACCTGAGCGCGCAGGGCTTCATATTCCTCGACCGGAAGTATAACGGTGTTAGCGACTTGGTTCATTTCAAACCTCCTTCAATTGGGTAGTCAGACTTCCACGCCAGCAGTGCCCATTCATCCCTGCGTTGGGATAGGTAGGCTACATGGTCTGGATTCCTTCCTGTTGACCTGGCAATACAGCACTCGTAATCGGTAAGCCAGTGGAGGATGCGGTAGAAGTATTTCACGATTGAGCCTTCCAGTAACGGATGAAATTTCTCTCGGCCTGCTTGGTCATGCTATGGACAGACAGTTTCTTTGCTACTGGCTTGTCGCATACAGGAGTCTGTGAACTACCGTACAGGTATCCACAGAACCACACTCCGATCAAAACACACACATAGAATACGACCAGATCAGCTTTGAACGGGCTTCTTGATTGGTTGAGCATTTGCCTTGTCCCTCATGTAAATCTGATGGTGTTCAGTACAGAGAACCTTACCCCCGCATGAATACTGACCTATCCTGGTACAGCGTTTCTTTGATTGAGTCAGTTGTTGACACTGTAGCCTGTCTTCCTCGTAGGAGTGATTCATTCTACTTATACCTCCTGATGGTTCTAATAATGTACTCGCGGGTTCGTTCTGTAACCTATTGAATAATCAGATATTCAATATCACTCGGGTTCATATTTTTTTTCAATCAACTTCACCGCATTCCGGTAGGCTTCGATTCTTTCAGGGACTTTATTCCCTGCATCGCAAATCTTTTCAACCTCACGAATGAGCGCGATAAGAGCAATGCGTAGAGCAAGTTCTGAATTGGTCACTTCACGCCTACCGCTTCAAAATCCTCTGCAATATCTTCCAGCTTTGCATCGACGGTATAAACTCCGACAAACGTATGTGGCCGAAGTCTCAGTTGATCTTTGAAAGATTGAGTAGTGACTTTGGTAGACGACCACGATCCGTAAGCAGAGAACACAGCCAGAGGTACGGAAACGCCTTCTAGCTTGTCTTGGAGCTTCTTCGCAGCAGTGATGGATATTTGGTTAGGCATGATTGACGGCCCATTTGCGAGTAGTTTCAAATATCTCAGAGAGAGTGGCTCTTGGAAGTTTCTTGGATACTGTCCTTCCATTCTTCACAAGAAAACTTTTGTCATGAAGGCGAATACAGTTCAGAGTGAATGACTTATCGCCAGCACGAATGCTGATTGATAAGTCTGATTTAAGTTGTGGCATGTATATGATTCCTTTTGTTAAATAGGTTAAACCGTTTTATAGGTTCACCCCTATTACACGTTCGGCGTCTCAGTCATCGACCATCTTCTCAATGACCTCAACTGCCAACCCTGTTGCGCTGGCGATTGCGGCGACTGACAGCCCATCCGAGATCAGTCTTGCTACTTGGCGCCTTGTCACGTCTTCGCCGGATAGGACTGAACCAGCTACATCCAACACGTTCTCTACTGCGTCGGTCAGAAAATTAAACACGGTTGTCTCCTTTTCAAAAATCAGTCCGCCGAACACGGCTCAGGTGCTGCCGTTGTCGCTGGCAATCTTGTAGATTTCTGTCTTGGACGCCATCGCCCTGTTCCAGTCCGCTTCTAGGCGGCGCGGATCATCACCTTTGCGAGCCAAACACTTCACGCCGTTAAAGCCAAACCAGATCGTGATATCCATCCTCTCCGCCAGCGCAATAGCTTCTTCGCACGTCCGGCCAATTTCAGCCCCTGGTTGTGCTTCCACAGTCAGCCATATGTTGCCCATAGTCATTCCCTCAGTCAGTCCGCCGAACACGGCGGTGAACAGGACGCCCGAATCAGCGCGTTACGTTTTCTGCGAGGCTTCGGCGCGGGCGCCTGTTACCTCAATGTTCGGCGTCTTGGCCTGCCAGCACGTACCGTTTGCAATCTTGAACGTCACGAGCATGTCCGGTGACACTGCCATCAGGTGCTTCTTGCACACTGAACCAGCAAACACCGCCTTGCAGTGCTCGCAGCCCTCGCATGTGCGCGTCTCTACCTCCAAAACCTTCGCGCCGCAGTCGTGGCACCATGACCCTTTTTCTTCAGGCCGCCCCTGCGTCCAAGTGTGATGGCATTCAGTCATGCTTTTCTCCGTTCAAATCAGCCGTCGAACCCGGCAGTCCACACGGACTCGCCGATAAGGCCGGCGAGCCGGTGACTTTTGCGTTAGCCGTCACCATGACATCGTGTCGCGCAGGGTGGAAATCTTCACGTTGTACAAGCCGGTGGCCTTCATTTCTTCCATCGCGTTTTCCAACATCGCCAGCCGTTCCTTCTGCTCGGCAATCTTGCGCTCCAGGTTCTCGCCGCACGTCATCTGCTGCATTGTGTCGCGCTTTACTTCACATCCCGCAAGTTGGCCTACTGCTTGGTTTCCTTCGTACATGGTGCGTTCCTTTATTTAGTTGCCGTGCCTTCATTGGGCGCACGGCTAACCCATCCATCAACCCGGACTGGCGCGAAAAGCCGCGCCAGCCGGTTATGTCAAACGTTAGGCACTTGGGAAATATCCTTTTGAAACCTGCCACAACCGGAGACAGAGAGCAAACATCTCCCACCCCCTCTTGGCTTCTTCTTCGGTGTATTCGAGGATATGAACCAATCCTGGTACTGAAGTCGAAGCATATACATTCGCCAGAATCGGATTCTGAATACAAAGCCCCGTAGCATAAGCAGCTAGTTGCATCTGATGTTCGTCATAACCTCCGACCTTCTTCGGGTCTGTAAAACCTGTAGTCTTGAAGTCGATCACGATGTTTTCTGACGCGAGGTCGATCTTTCCACCGAACCCGAGAGGATGGGAAAAAGACTTCTCTGCAATCCACTTCTGATCTCCATACTTAAGAAAGACAGCCTCTTGAACAGCCTTGACGTAAACATCGTGTTCAGGATCGTAGGGAAGACCTTGGTAGGCTTTATCCAATGAAGAATGGATGTCAGTACCAAGCTGAGAAGCCTTACGGCCTTGCTCCTTTGAATCCTGAATAACTCTAACTTTGAAGTCGTCCAGAGATTCACCCTCAAGACGCGGAAGTGTCAAAGCGGCATCAATGGTCTGATTCTGTTTCCACGCATCAAGCCCAGGCTTTGCCAGAATACCAAGAATAGTCGTCACAGACGGACGAAGATTCAGCTTCCTGGCATCCCTGAGAGTGGTAGGACGCATGGTTCCATCTTTCGCCTGAACTTCATAGGCTGGATTCCCATCGGCGTCATACCAATGGGTTGATTCTGCCGGTGTAACTTGTTTGATTTCCATAGTCAGAATGCCAAATCTTCGCCGGGGATGTCATCCTTCATATCTTCAAACCCATGACCACCTTCGACTTTGGTTTGATTGCCTTTCAGGGCGATGAATTCAGGGCTGTTGGAAATGTCCTCTTTCATCCGGTTTCCGAGACTGTCGTAAATCTTCTGGTCAAAGTCATCCAGCGAGAAATAGACCGTAGGATTCTTCGGGGTCAAGGGCGTCATTCCCTTTGGGAGCTTGGAAGCACTGGCAACGTTGACAAAGTCACCATTGGCTACCAGAGACAACATGCAGGGAACACCAATCAATTTGACGGGGTTGAATCCGTTCAGTTCGTCATTGGTGAAGTCACGACCTCTCCAGCCCTTGAGGAAAATCCTCAGAGCGGCTTTTTCGTGCATGGAAACAGTGAACTTCCGATTGATTACGAAAGGACGGCCATCAGGCATGTTCTCGTCCAACTCCCACTGAATGGAAACCTTCCGTTGATGCTTGGTTTCGCCTTCCCACTGGACGGGCTGTGTACCCAAGTCGATCACCCGAGTACATACCGCGCCATACGTTCCAGGCGGGGCGGACTCGAATTTCTTGTCATTGCTCATTTGCTGTTTCCACATATCAGTTCTCCAAAGTAAGGTAATCAATTCCGGTTGCGTAGCACAAAGTTTTCAGCTTGTCCGTTTCCAGACCCAGGTTCTTTGCGGTTTGAAGCGCGTCTAGGATTGCGTAGTAGAGTTCAGCTTCGCACTCGTCCTGCTGCTGGCTCATTTCTTCCAGCGCGTCAAAGTCGGAATCGTTCATGGCTCACGGTTCCTGTCCATTGCTTCGGCTTCCCTCTTGCCGTCTATGTAGGCTTCGCGGTTAAGCCGGCGACCTTCAATATAGGCGTCGTCCTTAAATCTTGCGCGAAGGGCGTCCATTTCCATGAGTTCAGCCAGAGTTCTTGCGGCATGCTCACGCTCATTGGCTACGGCAAACTGGAAGAGTTCATCGTTTGAGAAGATTGCAATCATTTCTTTCTCCTAGTTATCAGAAAAGACACTACTTACATAACCAACTTCTAAGCATATGAGTCACTTCAGTAATCGAAACAGCTTCATGCTTTTTCGACTTCTTTCCATCCAGCCTGATCCAGTATTTCTCTCTTGTGAAGGGAATGGGGAAAAGAGATATTTTTAGGCTACTTCCATCATCTTGCTTTACGCTTATCCTAATCTTCGGCTTAGAACGGGCATTTATCATGCGCCAACCTCCTTTCAATAAAGGATTTAACCTCTTGCTTATAGTCAAACCCATCAGGGACCAATGTTTTTATCTCGGAAATATCAAGATCGCTAAGATAAAACCACTCGCCAAATACCCGCTTACTTATGTACTGTTTATGGAGTAATGATTCAACCATCCTTCCATCGCTAGATGGGATCACTGAAACGATAAACGGCTCCATGCTAAGTTTGGATTGATGTTTTATATTTTTAACCCGATTCAGTGGATCAGATGAGTAGCCGATTTTAGTCAGATCGCCACAGCCAGCAAGATACACAAACCCATTGACGGATAATGATTTTGTATTTATTTCTAGCATTTTTTTACATAAATCCATGTCAATTTCTCCACCGATTCGGACTGAAATCCGTATGTCTGATGGTATTGTAGGCACTTGGATAAACCTTCGTCAAGTTAATTTACAAATTAATTGTGTGAGGCCGATCATACGTTAGGGGTGCTCTTGCCTCGTTCGCTGTAAGGCATTCCTGGCTCAACCACGCGCAGGAACTCAACGCGCACCGCAACGATTCCGCATTCGGCAACACAGACCCGCGAAGTCTTCAAGTCTTCCACGCTGGCATACAGCGCAACCGTGCAGTTGCCGAGTTCATGCTCATAGTCCGTCGCGTCCATGTAGAGTTCAGCACCCCTAACCCTACGGTCGAGCGCGACGGCCCCTATCGCGGCTTCGTTGGGGTCCTGTTGTGTCTGTAACGTGGTCACTTCGTTTCTCCTTCCGTGGCGGGGCCGCGCCTCACCTTCACGTTAGGGCCATTGCGCACCAGCCTGCACACTCGGCGCAAAAGCACGTTGCTGCGATCCATCATCGACCAATGCCACCCCTGATCCGTCATGTACCCATTGCCGTCAAACTCCGGTCGCTCTGTGGGGTGTTTCGCCTCGATCAACGCCCGCGCCTCAGCTTTCACGGCGCCGGACTTTGTGAGGTAATGCCGGCCTTTCAGCGTGGAAAGAAACACCGTCCGTGTCTTCGTTTCAACCATGGCCCTAACCTTTCATTCAACCCGGACGCCTTCGGCGCCGGTTAATTCCACGTTCGGCGTCACCGTCTCGGCCTGCGCGTGGTGAATTCGTCAAGAACTCGGAAGGCTTCAGCCGCCCGTGGGTCGATAGTCTGTTCGCGGACGTGGCGCATTTCGTAGTTAATGCACGCCAGCACAGCCGCCTCGCGCAACTCGGACGGCGTGAATTGCGCCCGTTCGACAAAACTCTCCAGCATGCAAACAAGCTGGTGGTATTCCGGGTCGTTCAGGTATTTGTCGCGTGGTGTCTTCATCATTTCCCTTTCTCAAAAGTCGGCTGTCACAAGACGCCGAACCCATCATTCCACCGGACCTGCGCGAAAAGCCGCGCAGGCCGGTGAATTCAGACGTTAGGCGGCTCGCGGTGCAGGCTCGTCGGTCTTGAATTTGCTCAACGACGGTTCTGGCACTTCGTACCCACCAACCGACTCCAACACATATGCAGGCCGCCCATTCTTCTTCGCCAGTCGCTGCGCTTCTGCGTCCGCTTCGGCCTGCGTGTAGTGCTGTTTGTTTGGCGCTTGACCGCCTTCTGCAAAAACCATCCAAAATTTGTAGTGTTCCATTCTCTTTCCTCTCAAGTTCCAGCCTAACCCGGCAGTCCAGCGGACTCGCTGCGCGCGCCGCTGACTTCTGCGTTGGGCGTCAATGCGTCAGCACCCAGCTAGCCGACGTGTCGATCCCCAAGCGATGCGCGTACCTCTTGAGGTTGATCACGTAGGAATCCACGTTTGGAGCCGTCAGCGCGCAAATGCGGAGCATCTGCATTTCAAGACCGGCGTCTTCCGTCAGGTAGTAGGTGCCGCCGCGTTCGCCGGGTTCGTACTCCACGGCAGCCACAAACGACATACCGCGTTCGTGGCACTTCTTCGCCAGTTCGCGCAGTGCCGGCGCTATCTCTGCGTCGTACCAGTCCTCGCCGCCCAACCCGGCGCTCAACGCGGACGCTGCGCTATCAGGCTTCGTTGTGCGTTCGTACTCGGTGTCCGGTCCCATCTTCGTCACTCCCTTTCGTGGCGCTCAGCGCCGGTTAGCTCTACGTTAGCCCGCATGAACGCGAAGCTCCCAGGCGTCGAGCGGGAAAATGTCTCCAGCTGCAGCGCCGCACTCTCGAATAATGTCCGCCTTCCTGCCCTCGGCAACGCGCTTCGCTTCCTCTTCAGTTTCAGCGAAGATCGTCGATCCTTGTTTCTTCCCGCCGTATCTCAGCGAGCAAATCAACTGATACCGCCCAACTACAGCCCCATTCACTTCCTCGTCATATTTCGTGTTAAGAATCATGGCGTCAATCTCCTATGCAATGCAGACTAACCCGTCGTTCAAGCGGACTCGCTGCGCTCACCGCTTAACTCTGCGTTAGAGCCCTTGTTCATCAAGCCCGCATCTTCTCGCTCACCGGCTGCGTCAGACTGCGGCCCGGTAGCCCGTGCTGCTCCGCGCAGGCCACGCCCACCGCCAGCACCTTGCGCAGTCCCAGCAGCGCCTTGTAGTCGCCGTCGCTCCCGGCCCAAGCCGTTTCAGCGTCGGTCAGCAGCTTGCGCATCAGCGTCAGCCAGCCGCCAACCTCGTGCGGGTGCTGTTCCACCGTCCCCCACTTGCGGTCTTGGTAGTAGCGCTCGCTGTCAATGGACTCATAAACCTTTGTGCGTTGCATGTTCTTTCTCCTTGGTTGCGCCGGGCTCTAACCCGGCGTTGGTTCGGACGCCCTGCGGGCGCCGCACAACTCTGCGTTGGGGGCCTTCATCGTGCCCTCCGCACCAGCATCCCGTCGCGCAACATCAGGCCGGTGCGCTCGAAGAACACCATGCACTTTCCGAACTCGTCCTGGCTTCTCCAGTCGATCCCGAGCAATTTCAGTCCGAAGCCAAGTTGTAGGCCGTTGATGTTCTGCATGTGCGTCCAAGTTTCCGGCAGCAGCGCCTTTATCTTGCCTTCGTTCTCTGCCATCCATTGCTCGTTTCCGAGCGTGTCCATTAGGTTCATTTCTTCTCTCCAAAAGTCGGCGCTGGCGGTACGGCGACCCCCAACCCGTCAGTGCAGGCGACCTGCCGCGATAAGGCCGCGTCAGTCGCCTGACTTCTCACGTTGGGGCGCAGCAGTGACCACGGCCCGAAATTATCTCCAGCCGAAGCCCTCGCGGTCTGGTCTGTGTATGGCACAGCCATCTTGTCCATCTTCTCGTCGTCGGTTGCCACAACTTCGATTCGGTAGCCCTCGCCGTCGCACACGAAGCATTCGGCCCTACCGGTTCCGGTTTTCAGCGCCGCGTCTATCGCATCTCGCAGTAAGGTCAGCGCTTCAGGCGTACCAGCAATGTAGGCTTCGTCGTGCCAAATCTCTTGCGCGTAAATGTGCAGCGTTTCCATCGTCATTTCTCCGTTAGTGTCCGCGCCCCAACCCGGCGCTCAACCTCGCTCCCTCCGGTCGCTGGACGCTGCGCGATAAGGCCGCGCAGCGCCGGTCACCTACACGTTAGAACTCATCGGCTCACGCTAACTGACGAGTTTGGGTTTTCTTCGCACGCGGCTAGGTATTCGCGCACGAAATCAACCAGTCCGTTGTAGTCGCCCCATTTATTCTCTGGGTCGAATTTCTTGAACCGCTCCGGGTCACTTAACAGCAGCGCAAGCCCTTCACGCAGCGGCTCAATCAACTGCGCCGCCTTCGTAATCTCGATCTCTTCCGGTCGCCACAGGTGTTTGTAAATCCCAGCCTCGTCTGCCATCTTGTTGAGGTTGTGGGTAATGTTGCGGTCGTAAATTGTTGTCTCGCGCACTTCGCACAAATACACGTCAAGGCCCATGTTCTTTCTCCAAAGTTCTAACTATTCAATCAACCGGACTTGCTGAAGCAAGCCGGTTATCTCAGGCGTTATCCATGACTACGAATTCTACCCTTTACAAAGTCCTTGTCAAGTATAATTTTGCTATTGACAAGACAAATTTACAATGTATCATTTCACAAAACATTACATGGACGGTGGAACAACTATGTATTTTCTTTATAGGCACTTCAGCAAAGACAAAACACTCTTATACATAGGAATAAGCAAGAATGTTACGGAGAGAAGTTTTAAGCACAAAGGGCAATCTAGTTGGTTTGATGAAGTTGTTAATGTGTCGTGTGAACCAATTTCAAAAAATCTTGATGATGCGCTTGTTGCAGAGAAATCAGCGATTAAAAATGAGAACCCAAAATTCAACGTAAGGCACAATAAGAAAGCCAAAATCGAAAACTCTGAAATCATAGAGAGAAAGATTCACAGAAAATCAGAAGCCAAAGCTCGACGTGAGTATGTTCGCCAGCTTCGGAAAACTTACACCTGGACGGAGATAGGGAAGATGCTCAACATCAGCCCTCAACGCGCACAACAACTCGGAAAGGACACATGATGGTCACTCGATACCATATGAAGCGATGGGATCAACTCCAACGGATGATCGCTGCAAGGAAGGCAGCGGAGAAGCTGAGAAAGGCTGTTGAATCGGTCAAGAAGTAGGTGTATAGTGTAGATAAAAATATCTACTTGCCTTGGAGATTCTATGAGCGTTACATTCACAAAACTATTCGCTTCCATAACAGAATCAACAGTTTGGTGCGAACCTGATACCACTCGCCTGTGCTGGATAACCATGCTTGCAATGGCAGATTCCCGTGGAAGGGTATTCGGGAGCATACCTGGACTAGCAAATCGCGCCAGAGTCTCAGTTGATGCAGCGAGGACAGCGATAAATACATTCCTTTCGCCCGATCCTGATAGCCGGTCAAGCAACAACGAAGGCCGAAGGATCGAGGTTCTTGAAGGAGGATGGCGTCTAATCAATCACGAAAAGTACCGCGCCATTCGAGACCATGAGTCCATCAAAGAGACAAAGAGGAAATGGGCCGCAAAGAACCGTGAGAAAGCTAAAGAAGTAGATCAAAAAGTAGATAATAGTGTCTATAGTAGATCGCAAGAGACCGTGGTAGATCGTGATAGACACAATGCAGAAGCAGAAGCAGAAGCAGAGAAAGAAGAATCTAAGTCAACACCCTTGTCGCCTTCGGCTCTGGGGTTTGAAAAGTTCTGGAGCGCCTATCCAAAGAAAGAGGCGAAGAAAGATGCTTTGAAGGCATGGCTTGCAGCAGGGATAAATGGCGACTTGGATAAAGTCCTATCCGCACTTGAGGCGCAAAAGACATTAAAGCCTGATTGGGCGTCAGAGAAGGGGAAGTACATTCCGTTACCGGCGACATGGATCAGGGGTAGGCGGTGGGAGGATGAGGTAGGGAAGCAGATAACTTCAACGGGAAGGCCATTCTCATGCTGAGAACCTTTGAGGATTACCGAATCCAGCTTAGGCCCGGATCAACAGGAGAAGTAAAAACTGTTTGCCCTCAGTGCTCATCATCAAGGAAGAAAAAGAGCGTTCCTTGCCTTAACGTCAATGTCGAGAAGGGTCTTTGGAACTGCTGGCATTGCTCATGGGCAGGGACTCTCAAGGCGGGAGAACATAATCGCCCTGAAATCAGGAAGGTATTTATCCGCCCTGACTTCATGGCGCAAGCTGCACCTTCAAGCGTTGAGGAATGGTTCCTGAGTCGTGGGATAACGGCGCAAGTCTTGAAGCGTAACCTTATTTCATCAGGCAAAGCCTATTTCCCCCAGACGGAATCCGAGCAGGGCTGCATCATGTTCCCATACTTCCGTGGGTCTGAGGTCATCAATATCAAATACCGGACGCGGGATAAGCATTTCCGCATGGCGGCAGGCGCAGAACGAGTCCTGTACGGTTTGAATGACATTTCTGAAACCCTGATATGGGTGGAAGGCGAGATAGACAAGCTGAGTCTTGAGGTCGCTGGATTCACGAATTGCGTGTCTGTCCCAGATGGCGCACCGGCAATTGAAACAAAAAACTACTCAAGCAAGTTCGATTACCTAGATGCCCCTGAACTGGATCAGGTCAAAAAACACATCATCGCCGTGGATATGGATGCGCCTGGACAAGCTCTGGAAAAGGAGCTTGTAAGGAGGTTAGGCGCTGAAAAGTGCTGGATTGTCAGATGGCCGGATGAAAAAAAGGACGCTAACGAGGTTTTAACGGGACTTGGTGCCGATAAAGTAGCACAGGCAATTGCAGAGGCTAGGCAAGTCCCAATTAGCGGCTCTCACGTCCTTTCTGACTTCGAGGAGGACTTTATATCGCTGTACGAGAAAGGAAGTCAAAGAGGACTCAGTACCGGATGGGCTGAAATAGATCAGCTATACACGGTCAGGGTAGGAGACATGACCGTGGTAACGGGTATTCCCAACTCTGGAAAGTCTGAATGGGTTGATGCCCTAATGGTGAATATGGCGAAACTCCACGGATTCAGCTTTGGGGTTTTCTCTGCCGAGAACTGGCCGATTACGGAACATGGGAAGAAATTGTCCGAGAAATACATAGGAAAACCATTCTCAAAAGGGCCGAATCCGAGTATTTCAAGGCATGAATTGACAATGGCAACCGACTGGATAAGCAAGCACTTCTACTTTGTCCAGCCTGAGAGTCCTACAATTGACTCAATCCTTTCAGTTATGCGCCAGCTTGTTCTAAGGCATGGCATCAGGGGAATGGTCATAGACCCGTGGAATGAAATCGAGTCGAGTCGGCCTGATGGAATGAATGAAACGGAATACATCGGTCAAGTCCTGTCGGAAATTCGACGGTTCAGTAGATTACATGGATTGTGCGCCTGGATCGTTGCACATCCGACCAAACTAAGAAAAGACGACGATGGAAACTACCCGGTTCCGACGCCTTACGATATTTCCGGTTCAGCGAATTGGAGAAACAAGGCGGATAACTGCATCGCCGTATGGAGGGACTTGTCCCCTGATTCTGCCTACCGATTGGTGGATATTCACATTCAGAAGATCAGGCACAAGTCAGTAGGGGTATTGGGGAAGGCATCGCTCAAGTATGACTGGCTTACTGGAAGATACTTCGGGGACATGCTCGGGAAGTCGCCTTATGAATCAATCACCATAACGTCAGACGGAGAAATAACGGAGGAGGAGTTTTGATTAAGATCAAGAAAGGCCCAATGATTGAAAAGTACGCACATATCTACGGGTGCGAGATTGATGATGTTCTTGAATGGATGAATGACTACATCAATCATCCTGAGAATTACAGGGAACCGGAAACCACTGAACAGGCTAGGCTTGAATCTGTGAAGGGATATGTTCAGGCGATGATTAAGTGCTCAACCTATGGACGAATCAAGCAAGCATTGGATGAGGTAAAAAGTGGACAAGAATAAGGAATTCTCATGCTCAACAACGAATACTGTCCGACCTGCGGCATGAAAAAGAAACGTTCTTCAGAAGCAAACCGCATGTATTGGGCATTGCTCAACCTGATTGCAGAACAGCTTCCGGTCAAGGGACAAGGCTATACGGCTGCAACTTGGCACGAATTTTTGAAACTCCGATACTTGGGCGCGCATGATGTAATGCTTCCAAACGGAAAGACGGTTCATATAACCGTTTCAACATCTGCCCTAACGAATGAGGAATTCGGGGAATACATGGACAAGTGTTTAGCCTGGGCAGCAGAGCATGGAGTAGTTCTACCGGATCGGGAAGGGAATATATGATCCCCAAAAAGAAGAAAAAGCCCTTCAGGGCGAAGCTATCGACTATCCAATCAAAGGCCGATGCTGCTGCTTCGATATACATCCGAATGAAGTCAGCAGATCATGCCGGATGTGTGACCTGTATCACCTGTGGAAAGTATTTACCCTGGACTGATGCCCATTGCGCCCATTACATCGAACGAGCAAAGAAGGCTACCCGATGGACTGAAGAAAACCTGGCGGCAGCATGCCCCGGCTGTAACGTATATCGAAAAGAGTTTCACATGAGGGAATATACGCTTTACATGATTGATACCTATGGCCGGGAAAAGATAGCCGAACTCAAGAAAGAAGCCTCAAGTCTTTTAAGCCCTTCTCAAGTCAGATCGCTGGCAGAAGAAGCCCTGGAATACTACACAAACGCGATAAAGGAACTATAGAATGAATAAGTCTGAGAGGCGACAAGCAAGTTTAGATATAAACAGGCTTTACAGCGCGGCAGACAGGCTCGACAAGCTCACGGATGCCTATACCCTTGCTTTGGATGATTTGAGGATCGCCAAAGATGGATTGAAAATCATCGCAACATGGGCGTCTTGTTTGCGGATTGAATTCGCTGCGCATGATGCCAAAAATATTCACGATAGAGCTATGGATACACTTTCATTGATGTATCACAAGTAAAGATTGTCACCCTACAGATTGACAATAAAAAAAGCCCCTCCGGTCAATTCACAGAGGGGCAAAGCCCTATTGCTAGGGCAGGGGGAAACTGGATTCTAGCCCCGAAGGATAATCACTAGCAGGGCGATTAGTGCGGCTGCAATGTGCATGATGTTTCCCATTGCTTCAGGGTGTAATCGGTCACATTGAACCGCTTTACGTAGTCAACGATGACCTGATTAGACTTCGGGAGTAGTTCAAGGTGAAAAGCCGATTGCTGAATCTGGCGCAGTTCTTCGAGTGAGATAGTCCGATCGGCTTTCATAGTGTCACCTTGTATGCAAGAGAATCGGAGATATGCCCAGATCGGTGCATCCATTCGACAAACTCGCAAAAAGCCATGCGAACGTCGGCAGGGTAATCATTCTGCCGCTTATTCCCCTGTTTCAGCCCGATAGGTTGAGATTGCCAGAATGCGGCACGAAGGGCTTTTTGTGTCGTTATTGAATAGCTCATGGTTCAATCCCATTTGTAATTGAAAGTATTGTGATACTTTGAATCAGAAAATGGCCGGCCTTCGGATATGCACTCCGCTAAAGCCTTTCCATGAGCGATAATTGCATGGGTATATCGGCACATATCAAAGCCCTGCCCTTTCTGCCCTCGCCAAAACCCTGCATTGCGTCCACAGGGCTTGATTGCGAGGGCTGACGTGTCTTTCCATATACCGCCGAGCGGCAAATGGGCCTATGGTCCTTTCAAGCCGTGCAGCGCGTACCAGGTAGTAGGCATCCATGATTAGATTCTCCAAATCTTGAAAAGTGGAACCATGACGCAATCAGGCCGATTAACGGTAATACAGACTCGCCCGATGCGAATGTCGAATCCGGTATGGGTGCGGTCGAGTGTCATGGCCGTATCACTTATACACAGCCAAACCGCGTGAATAGTAGGCGTTGACGTCCTTGCCTTCCGGAACATCGCCGGGACGCAGGATATACAGCGCCGCGCCTCTCGGATCGCCTTGCACATACGAAGTGAGGGCCGGATAACGCGCCATGATTGAGGCTAAACGCTTCAATGCGCCCTTTTCACGATCAGGGATAGCCCATTGCATACGCTTTCCCGTATAACTGTTCCAGCGCACCATAAACGGCTTTCCTTCGCCATTTTCGCCACGTTCGATAAATCCTGAACCATCGCCACATTCCAACTCATGCCAGCGATGCAGCGTCATGGAAATACGCCGGAGAGCCAGAGCATCGTTAAGCGATATTCCCGCACTTGTGAGCGTTTCAAGCATGTAAACCGTGTCCTTGTTCATTTTGTTCCCCATTAAATGATTGTTAGGCAATCGTGAAAGTGCAAAGAATGTATCCCTTGCGCGGCGAGAAGCTAAACCCCGCTTGGATAACTTCCTTTCGCATGATCTGATTCAGCTCCACCTTGTCACGAAAAGAACCATTGCCGATTTTCTGCGACACGTTATATGCGTATTGACCGTTCGCCTCTTTGTTCAGATAGTCAAAAGCCTGCATAGCCTGCATTGACTTGATATTGTCAATGTAGGATTCTGACTTGTCCTTCAGTATGTAGGTCACTTTCATTTTGCGCCCCTTGTATCTATGCTTGTCGCGCGGGATCCGTCCGCGCCCGGTAAAACCTACTGGAAAGCCCCGGAGGGCTTGCCGCTAGGGTTTATCCCCGCAATGCCGCTTGGTAATCAGGATCAAAAACGCCTACGCTGTAGCACAGTGACTTAATGGCGCGGTTTCTTGCCGATCGGTCGTCCCCGAATTTCCCAGTAGCGATCAGAGCTTCAGCATCGCAGGCACAAACAACCGCAGAAGACCACATAGCGGAACCTTTACAGCCTTCGAGCTTGCTTCGAGCAAGTCTCACAACCTCTGCGTGTGTCATATCAATCCCCTTGTTGTCGCGCGGTATCCGTCCGCGCCCGGTTAAGCCCTACTGGAAAGCGCCCGAGATAGGCGCAGTCCGCTAGGGTTTAGGAAAGTCGCTTTAACGGATGAACATACCCGCCGTAGATGCCGAGACATATGTACCTTACGCCGCGATATTCCCATACTACGAATTGACTCATGTCCATGATTAACCCCTGTTCAATGCTGCGTTATTGGATGCTACAATCAAAACAACAAATCGAACGCATCAGCGTTGGCGAAGTCAAGACCGCCATTGAACACGGTGCGGAATCCACCACAAGGCCAATCACGCGAGAACTGAAGCTCGGCGCGCACAGATTGTCCCTTGCGGATAATCAAGCCACCAGCACAATGTATATCCACGCAAGCAAGCCCGTCAATTGCGCGTATAAGTTTAGGATCAGTCATGGCAAGCCCCTATCTAGTTAGTTGAACCGCTCTAACTCCAGCGGATAATCAGACTCTAGCACCTCTATCCATCTACATAATCAAACATACAAATACAAGAATAAACTAGACTTATGTAGCATTGATTTGATTGAAGAAAAGACTAAACACTTGCAAATGTTTTTTGATGTGTGATACGCTGAACACAGAGCGGCGGAGAACACAGAAAGATTGAAACAATCAGACAACATTCGCACCACCGAATCAATGACCAATCGGAGATTGTATGACCGCCTTGGCTATCATCCATAAAGATGACATCCTATCCAGGATAGCTGGTGGAGAACGACTATCTTCGATAGCACAATCTCTCGGGATAGATAAATCAGCTATCTCTAAGGAGCTTCGCTCACATCCTGAGTACCAGGAAGCATATCAATCCTTCCATGATGCACGTTTAGATAAGGCAGAGATGGAGATTGAAGCAGCTACAGACCAAGTCAACATCGCACGTGCACGTGAGTTGTGGAAGGCATATAGCTGGAGAGCTGAGAGATTGGATAGACGCTACGCTGCGAAGCAGGAAACGTCAGGACAATCCATAACAATCGTGATTGCTCCCACTGATTCAGATGGAAGGATCATCGATCAGGAATGAAAGAGATGCCTCGCATCCAGGGCATTCGAGCACGATGACAGAAGGGAAGTGAATCGTAGATTCTTGATGGGGGGAGTTATATTCACCTATCAAGGATAGCCAGGGGAAAGGCCGGAACTTGTTATGGTTCCATCGGGTAGATATACCGGCGACACAAACAGGTAATAGCCCAATAATTGACACAAACAGGTACTAACCCCACCTACAGAACAGGAGTAATAGATGGCCCAACAGAAAGTAAGTCAGCCTGTACCTGTTACGACACAGCCTAGGAATCCGAATATTCAGCAGGAGCAGAGTGTGTTTAACAAGGTGAGTATGGGGAAGGGGCTGAAGTTCAAGGATGCAGTATGGCCGAGACATGGGACTGAGACTATGGCGCAGCTTGGTAGGTTGTTGCGTGGAAAGTTGCCGAAGTAACGAATGAAACTAACCTTACCGAACAATTGGAGTCCAAGGGGTTATCAGAACAAGTTGTGGAGTTATCTGATAAAGGGAGGGAAAAGGGCGGTAGTGAGTTGGCACCGCCGGAGTGGTAAAGACGCTGTGATGCTGCATAACTGTGCGGTACAGAGTCAAAAGAGGGTAGGGAATTACTGGTATTGCTTACCTGAGTATGGGCAGGCCCGGAAAGCGATCTGGGCAGCGGTTAATCCGCATACGGGGAAATTGAGGCTGGATGAGGTCTTTCCCCATGAGATGAGAAAATCCACGAACAAGCAGGAAATGATTATCGAACTGTTGAATGGTTCGACGTTTCAGCTTGTGGGTAGTGACGATCCTGACAGTTTGGTTGGAAGTACCCCTGCCGGGGTGGTTTTCTCTGAATACGCATTGAGTAATCCGAGTGCCTGGGGGTATTTGAGGCCCATGCTTTTGGAGAACGACGGCTGGGCTGTTTTCAACTCTACTCCACGGGGAGAGAACCATTTTCACAAGATGTATGAGATGGCGAAAAAGAGTGAAGGATGGTTTGGTGAGCTTTTGACTGCTGACGATACGGGTATTTTCAGTGAAGAACAGTTGAAGGCAGAATTGGAAGAAATGCAGGCAGAGCATGGAGAGGCTTTTGGTAAAGCCTTCTGGCTGCAAGAGTATTACTGTAGTTTCTCTAGTGCTGTGCTGGGTTCTTACTACGGTAAAGAGATGCAGGACGCAAAAGATCAGGGACGTATTACAAAGGTTGAATACGATCCTGAAGTTCCTGTGCATACAGCTTGGGATTTGGGATATTCAGACGATACGAGTATCTGGTTCTATCAGGTCGTAGGCGATGAGATTCATGTCATAGATTACCACTCCAGTAATGGAGAGGCGGTGGAGTATTACGCCAGGGTGGTTATGGACAAACCATACAAATATGGCCTGCATTGGCTACCCCATGATGCAAGGGCAAAAACTCTAGCATCTGGTGGAAAAAGCATAATTGAGCAACTTTCTGCCTTAATTGGGCTAGGAAATATGCGAATTTGTCCGAATTTGTCCTTGCAAGACGGAATTCAAGCGAGTAGAGTTGCGCTCAAGAAGTGCTGGTTTGACGAAGAAAAGACCGAATTTGGCGTGATGTGTCTGAAACAGTATCAGAGAGAGTACGACTCTGAGCGCAAGATGCTGAAAGACAAGCCGAAACACGATTTTACGAGTCATGGAGCCGATGCTTTCAGATACTTGGCGATTGCCTGGAGGCATGAAGCTGAACCTGATAAAGCGATGGAACCCATGAGGGGTATCACGATTGGGAAGCCTAGTTTCAGTTTGAATGAGATGTGGCGCACCGCGACTCAACGCAGAGAATGGAGAATTTGACATGAGTTCAAACGTCAGCCCTACCGGGGGTTATAAAGTTGTTTCAGCAACAGGTAACGTATCTCCCCGAGCTTGTGACATGCTTGGTTTCCTGTGTAATTCCACGACTTCTGGAACTATCATTATTTATGATGATGCCTCGACGGGAACGACAACCCCTGTAACCGGGACGATCACTCCGACTGCGGGAACATGGTATCCACTCCCAGCCTCTCTGAAGAACGGTCTTGGGGTAGTCATAGCAAATACGCTGAACGTAACGATCATTTTCATCTGAAATCATGGCTAAGAAGGACTCGCCAGATTCGGAAGTAACCGAATGGCTGAATACGATTTCAGCCTACGAACGCACTTTCAAGAAATGGGAGGGGCGAGTTGAAAAAATCCTCAAGCGATACCGGGATGATTCCCGAGGATACAACGACACTACAGCCAAGTTCAACGTGCTGTGGAGTAATGTCCAGACTATCTCCCCAGCGGTGTTCTCCCGATTGCCCAAACCTGAAGTTACTCGTAGATACCGAGATAATGATCCGGTTGGCCGAGTGGCATCCATCATCCTCCAAAGGGCATTAGAGTTTGAGGTAGAACACTACCCTGACTACAAGGCCGCAATGAAAAATTGCGTGCAGGATAGGTTTCTAGGAGGTAGAGGCATAGCTTGGGTTCGTTATGAACCTCACTTTGGAACCCCTGACGATGGTTTCCAGATCACAGAAGATGCTGATGAAGCCCAAGATGAGTCTGAAATACCTGACGACACTGAAAAAGAGGTCATTGAGTACGAATGCGCCCCGGTAGATTATGTCCATTGGCGTGAATTCGGTCATAAAGTCGCTAGGACGTGGGAAGAAGTCACCGCAGTTTGGAGAAAAGTCTATCTTTCTCGCTCTGCGTGTATAGAACGCTTCGGTGAAGAACTTGGAAACAAGATTCCGTTAGATGCTTCTCCTAAAGACGACAAGAAAATCTCCAAGTCTGACGATATGGAGAACCAGGCTCTGATTTACGAGATTTGGGACAAAGAGACAGATTCCGCGATCTGGCTTTCCAAGTCCATGAACAAGATTCTTGATAAACGAGATGACCCGCTTGAGCTTGAAAACTTCTTCCCGTGCCCTCGTCCTTTGTACGCAACGCTGACGAGCGATTCTCTTGAGCCTGTTCCTGATTTCAGTCTTTATCAAGATCAAGCAAAGGAACTTGATTCCCTTGCTGACAAGATTGATGGGCTTATCAAGGCTTTGAGAGTCAGGGGTGTCTATGATGCTTCTGTCCCTGAACTTATGCGGTTGTTCTCTGAGGGAGAGGACAATGCGTTGCTTCCGGTCAAGAATTGGAGCGCATTCAGTGAGAAACAGGGACTCCGTGGCGCGATTGATCTGGTCGATCTGGCTCCAATTGCCTCTGCATTGGTCGAAGCGTACAAGGCAATGGATCAGGTCAAACAGCAGATTTATGATATTACGGGTATCTCCGACATCATCCGGGGGCAAACCAACGCAAACGAAACAGCAACGGCGCAGCAAATCAAAGGGCAATATGCGTCCCTGCGGTTGAAGTCGATGCAGAATGAAGTGTCGGAGTTCGCACAGGAATTGATCCAGATCAAGGCTCAGATCATGTGCAAGCACTTTTCACCCGAGACTCTGACGAAACTCGCCGCAGTTCAGCAAATGTCATTTGAAGATCAGTCTTTGATCCCACAAGCGATTCAGATGCTCACACAAGACCCATTGATGAGTTTCCGCATAGAAGTCGCTGCGGATTCGATGGTCCAGGCTGATGAAGATCAGGAAAAGAAGGACCGGATGGAGTTTCTGACGGCTGCGGGGACGTTCATTGAAAAAGCAGGACAAGCCGCTGCTGCTGAACCTATGATTGTTCCTTTAGTCATGGACATGCTGAAGTTTGGTGTAACTGCGTTCAAGGTCGGCAGGACGATGGAAGGCGAGTTCGACAAGGTTGCTGATGAAATGAAGGCAAAAGCCGCGCAACCACAGCCTCCAAAACCCGATCCGGCAATGGCAAAGGTTCAGCAGGATGGACAGTTGGCACAAGGTGAGATTCAGTTGAGGCAGGCTGAACTCCAGCAGACGGCACAAGCAAGCCAGATGCGACTCCAGATGGAGCAACAGCGCGACGAACATGCCATGCAGTTGAAAGCGCAGACAGATCAGGCAAAGATGCAAATGGATGAACGTATGGCGCAACAACAGCAAGCCCATGAGCAGTTTATGGAGCAATCCAGGCAACAATTTGAACAATGGAAGATTGAATTCGAGACTGCTGCAAAGGTGACAATTGCCCAGATTTCTGCTAAAACACAGATGGATGCAGCATTGATGGCGGCTGAATCGGCTGCTTCAAACGAGGTTACAGAGGATTTGGGTGGTGAAGCGGAGACTGCTGAACCGGATCATCTGGGAAAACTTGCTGATATGCACGGTCAGACGTTGCAGGCAATACAGGGAATGGCAGAAGCCCTCACGAAACCGAAGACAATACTTCGCGGCCCTGATGGTAGAGTGAGTGGAGTTCAGTAATGGCTACCGATTCCCTCATACCCGTAACCCCAGGATCAGGGATAAACCTTGATACCGTAAAAGTCACTACCGGAATGGGAGTGGTTGAGCGGGAAGGCGTATTCATTGGAGATGCTGACAACGGCTCATTACGTGCTGGTGTAACAGCGTCTGGTGCACTGAAAACTGATTCATCTGCTACCACGCAGCCTATATCTGGAACAGTTTCCGTATCGAATCCAGGGCTAACGGATTCTCAATTGAGAGCATCTGAAGTTCCGGTAGTTGATGATACTGGGAACAACCTCTTGTTCCGCATTCTACAGATGCTGATGGCCCCGCTCGGCTACGACAAGTCACTCCAACGGCAGCGCGGCACGGTGGTCGTAGAAACCCTGCCGACGCTTGCCGCTGTTACCACGGTCGCCGGCCTGACCAACATCAACGGGCGCAACGGCGACATGCTCATCAACTCCAATGTCAATACGTGCTGGGCGTTGAACGTCCGCGCCCGGATCACATAAAAGGGCATCATGGCAAACACATTCAAAAAGGTAATCGACATGCTGATGTGGCGTCAGGTCGCTCCTGCGCCCAACGCACACGCGGCGGCGGTATGCCTCGCCAGTGACTTGCGCTCCGGCCTGTCGCGTAACCCGTTCGTCTATCAGCTTGTCAGTGCTACTGTACTGAATCGCTTCAACATCGTCACCAAAGGCTGGAATTTCGTGCAGTCCCCGGCCCTTGCAGGCACGTTCGGTGTCGGTGCGGCGATGGCATTCGCCCCGTCACTCGGTCTGGTGGGGGTGATTGCTGCCGGCGCCACCACAAGCAAGGTCGTTATCTCCACGGCATTCCCTGCGGCAGTCGGCCTGAACATGCTGGCGAATCGCGGCGGATCGGGCGAGTACGGCTTCAAGTTGCGGATCATCGACACCACGGCAGGAAAGACGGAGGAACGCTACATCACCGGCAACACGGCAGGAACGACGCCGACAATCAGTGTGATTTCGCCGTTCAGCTTCACCCCTGCCACTGGCGCACGGTACGAGATTGTCGCTGGTCGGGTGATGATGTTGAGTTCCGGCTTGCTGGCGGCAAACGCTTTCCGCAGCTACGAGGTCGCCAGCAACTTCCTCTCGACAACGCTTTCGATCACGAACCTTCCCGCCACGCTGACGACCGACTCGGCCATGATGGTGCTGGACGAGCAATACACGCCCTATGACATGAAACCGGGCGAAGGGATGATACGTGGCACGTTCACTTACGACACGGGTGTTGAAACCCGCGATGCGCTGGCCGCTACCGCGACAGGTGTCTCGTCGCTGACCGGACAAGCCGCGCTTGGGGATGCGGTGGTGCTTGCCAACGAATATCGCAATTTCCAGATTCGCATCGTGCAGGACTTGACCAATCCGACCGCTGTCGGCCAGCGCCGCATCATCGCCAGTCATACGGCGGGAGCGTCACCAGTCTATACGCTCGGCACGGCGTGGGCGGTCACGCCCAGCGCGACGGCAAAATATGTCATCGAACTGCCGAATCTGCTGCTGCTCCGCACCACGGCGAACACGACGGTCTACACCTACAACTACGGCGATGCCACGGTCAATAACGGCACGAACTCCATCGCCGCAAACGCATGGAGCACGACCTACTTCGGCGTGGCCGGTGCTGCCGGTGCGGTCGGCGGCATGTGGGCACCGAGTTGGGGGATTCAACCGGACACGGATCGCAACGCTCGTCACTCGCACTGCCATTTCTTCCGGGGGGCGGCTGCCACGGTGGATACCCTCGACATCGCTGCAGCGATTGCAGGAACGTGGTCAAGCGCCATCGCCATCGACGGCGCGGTAGCCCTGACTACCGGAACGAGTGGAGCGTACAGCCCATTCGACAACGAAGGCCGCATGTTCTACATGAACCTCTACACGGCCAGCGCGATTAACCAGATGTACCGCTTCGACGTAAAAAACCGCGTGATGTCGCCATTCACGCCGACCGACTTCCTGCAATCCGGTACTGCGGCCGCAGGTAACCGGATGGCGGCGTACTGCGCCGTCGACGGTGCAACGAACTATGACTGCGTATTGCTGCAATCGCACCTTTCTACGATTTCCCAAGAGTTGATCCCATTGGTGTAAGGCCATGACGATAAATGAACTCATCGTATTGACGCAGAACAAATTGGCGTCTATTAGTTCTCAGTTGGCACATGCAACTCAAGTTGGAGATATTGCGCGTGTTGTCGATCTTGCTGGACAGCAGAATGAGACTGAAACAACGCTGGAACAACTGAAAACGCTGTTGTAAGACATGCTTGCTGCAATACTCTGCACAAGAAGTAGTGCGCCAATCCCGGTCATCCCAGTCAAGCACGGTGGAGATGATGCCGGTGGATG